AGCATTCACTCGGTCAGCCCACGCAGAAAACTTTGCTTCCTGCTCTGCTGCCGCTTTACGCGCCTTTTCCTCGTTATCCCGTTCCAGCAATTTCTTGTCAGCGGTATATTCGGCTAACGCTTTCGCGTACTCAAACATATCGTTGAACATTTCCGGCTGTGGCTCGTCGCCGAGATCATTTTGCGGCTTTTCAGCCGGTGGATTGACCTTCGATTCAAGTTCCCGCAACCGTGTTTCCAAAGCCTCCCGCGCTTCACGTTCCCGCCGCGCTTCATCTCGCGCCGCTTCCCGCTGCTTAGTTATCTCTGAAAACCGCCGTTCTAGCTTAGGATTCGGCTTCTTTTCCTTAGCCTCATCTGTTGCTGTCGCGTCCTTCCCTTCCCCATCTTGTCCACTCTGATCTGCCTCGGCTTCCGGCTCGGTAGCTTCAGTGCTTACCGCCTCGTCTGCTGGCTTGTCAACTAGACCAAGTTTCTGGGCTGCGAATTCCGCTAGATTCTCACTCGTGACCACATTAGCGGCCAGTCGTTCTTGCACTTCAGACATAGGTTTTCCCTAAGAATTGACCCGGTGTTCCCGCCGGTAGGTTTATTGTCATCCTGTATTCATTCATTGTCAAACCATCGGCTGCTGCGGCGGCATTTCCTGCGGCATAGCCTGCGCCATCTCTTGCGGCATTTGCTGCTGCTGGGCCATTTGCTGCGCGGCCATCATTTGCATTTGCTCTGCTTGCGCTGCCTGAACCATCATTTCCTGCCCAGCTTGAATGAACGGGTTTGCGGTATCGTTAACTTCCCTCTCCGCAAACGCCATTTGTGTCTGCTGTTCGGCATCCCGTCGCGCCATTTCTGCGCTCAAAGCCTGAATCGGAACGCCTGCCAATACCAGCCTCAACATCGCATCCAGCTCGACCTTGTTCTGGTCGGTGGTGGCTTTCAGGTTGGCTTGGTTAATCTTGGCTTCATTAATCGTGTCGGTGTTGTAGGCGCGGCTGATAACGTCCATCAGCTTGCGGCGGCTTGAACCTTCCTCGCGGATTTGCGCAACCTGACCACGGTTCTGAATCTCTAGCTGCATAGCCATCATCTGCTGTTGCATATCGGCAATTGTTTTCTGCGACTGCAATAGCTGCATTTGCGCTTGCGGTGGGATGTCAGACTTCGGATCAATCTGCGAAATCGGGTTCATTGCAGCCAAGCGGTCAGCAATCACATCTGCGCCTGGGAAATCCATGTTGCGGAACAATAGGTCGCCAGCGGCTTGAAAAACCTGCGGGTCAGCCATCAGCGGCATCATGGTGTCCACAGCCTGCTGGCGCTTAGAGTTATAGCCAGGGCCGGTGTCCATCACCACATCGTATAGACCGACCGTGACATCGTTTAAGACCTCGCCCGTGGCTTCGACTTCGTTAATTGTCACCATGTCAGGTTTGCCATCGACCCCAATAATGCGCAGCACGCGCTGGGTGTCGTAAATCTTAGGGATCAGGTCGAGGATGATCTTGCCCGTGTGCTTGATGCTGCGGGTCATGTTGTCGTAAAAGTGGAAGTTCGACAGATCAACCTGCTGCTGCTGGCCTTGCAATGCCTTGCCCGATATATTGCCTGGCAACGCCTGCGACGGGTCAAATATGCCCAGCACCGTCTTTAGATCGTCCGAAATGGCGCTCGATGCAACCATGATCCCATCGGGCGGCGGCTCCGGCTGGATGCGGGTCGGCACCGGCGCAGGCACGCCCTCGATGTCTTTTTGCTTGTAGCGCAAGACCGGCGTTGATTTAAGGTTAGCCAGCGCCCATTCGCTTTCGTGACCCTCATCCTGCCCCTCGGCAATCAGCCACTTCGGTTTTGGTGCCAGCGCGATAGATTCGGTCAGCGCCGTGCGCCAGAAGTTAAACATCCGTTGCGGGTCTTTAGCGAAGCGGACAAGCCCATATTTTTTGCGCTTGCCCTCGACCACCACCTGCGCACCGTAACACGGGATGATCGGGATGTATTTGCCCGGCCACTCGCGTTCCTCGAGCACTTCCATCGCGGTTAGCTTGCACCATTTGACCTTCTTGCGGAACGTCGGGCGCTTGTCCAGAATCGTGATCCCGCTGGCTTCCATCATCTCGGCGCTGGGCAGCTCATCCTGAAACACCTTCGTGCCGTCAGAAAGCAGGACTAGCGTGGCTTTCTCGCGCTCGATGTACCAATACTCAGCTAACCGAATGTCCTCTTTGGTCACCCACTCAGCGTCCGAATCGCCCGTCGCCCGTGCGCTAAAGTTCGCGCCATCGTCAGCGCCAGGATATTGCTGCCGGAATAGTTCTTTGGCAACAACGCTGGTAATCAGACAACGCTCGGCATCCGATCCGTCAGGCAATACGCTATTCGGGTCGAAATAGACCGAGAACGGATCGTCAATCGCGTCGATAAAGATTTCCTGATCGAATGAATCGTCAGAAATATAGTTGGTATTGACCCGCCAGTAGCCCCAGCCCATTTTGACTGCGTACTCAAACGCGGTGTCGTAAGCGGTATCGGCGCTGGAATTGACCTCAATGTGCCGCGTGATCCCTTCGATCACTTCTGCGATCTTCAGGTCGCCTTCGTTGTTGACCGGATGCACCTTAATGCGTGGACGCTGCTGGCGTTGCTGGTTCGTCACCTGCCGCACATAAGCGTCAATCTTATTGATGGTCAGGCAAGGTCTGGATTCTAGGTTGCGGCTGTTCTGAATCTCGACCGGCCATTGATCGCCGGCAGCAAACTTTAGATCGCCCAGCGCCTCTGCGCGGTTTTGGCTGTCAGCAGTGCCGACCAACCGTAGGAATTTGATGGCCTCGCCAATGCGCCCATCCATATCCATGTCTTGAAACGCCATGATTGTCCTTTCAGCTCATCCAGCCGCCAGCGTAAGCGACCGCAGGCTTTTTCTTAACTTTTGCGGGTTCCCGCACCATCAGCGCGATGTACCTAAATGCGTCAGCCCCGTGCGAATATCTGTCATGCAGCGGGTTCCTGCTGAACTGGCCGGTATCAGGGTCAACCTCATAGCGGTAATGGCGCAAGCAGTTTAGACCATCTGCGGTATTTTCTCTATCAAAGTAGCAATTCGGGAAGATAGTTCTTGCGGCGTTGATCGAGTCAACTACCGGCACGCGCTCCAGCACCCGCGTCTTAAAGCCTGCGCTCCGCACAATGTCCTCGATGCTTCGACCTGCGGCGGCCAGCGTCTTGTTCTGCGCATCGTGCGGCAACCAGATCGTGTCGTACACATAGCCAAAGGATTGAAGGTCAGCTAGATAGCTAGTCATTGTGCGCTGGGTATCCTCAAAGTATCGGATCAGCCGAGTTTCCATCCCGATGAATTGAATGAACCACCACGCCGTAGCGTCGGCCCACCCAAGATCGCAGACCGCGTGGACCGGCTTGGTCGGGTCATACGGCACCTTCATGATCCGGTTCTCAGTCTCGGCTTTAGCCATCTCAGCGCCAAAAATCGCCCCGTCGACTGTCTGCCGACACAGCCCTTCCCAGACCTGGTTGTACGCTTCCTGATCCCGCGCCTTTAGCGCGTCTTTTTCTGCTTTCAAAGTGTCGGGAAACCACGGGTTGTCAGACCAGTTGATTTTCTGAACCACAGCGTCAGCAGGCGGCTTGGCCACGAACCGCTGGTAAGTCTCATCCGTTTCCAGCTCAGGGTTAAACGTGATCCATATCTCGCTGTCCTCTTTTCGGATGGTCGGGATCAGGATGTTCCAACTGTTCCGGCTTACCGTCTGCGCTTCCTCGACCCAGCAAATATCGATGCCCTCGTAGGATTTGACGTTAGCAATATTGTTCTTCAGCCCAACGAACGCAAACTCGCTGCCGTTCTTGCCCCGTAGCGCGTTCTGCGTAATCTCGAAGAAACTAGTCATCTCTAGCGCAACGATTTGGTCGCACAGTAGCTTGTGGACGCTATCGCGGATAGATGTCTGGAATTCCCGTGCGCAGAGGATACGCAGCGGTGTCTTGGCGGCTTTGATGAGCAATGCCCTAGCGACCGCCCAGCTCTTTGCCCCGCCCCGCCCACCGTACAAGACGCGGTAACGGGTCTTTGGTGGATTGAATAAGACTTGCGCCTTGCTGGGAAACTCAGCCTTAGCGACTATGCCCTGAAGGTCACTCATTCGGCTTGATGAATGTCACCTGAATGCCTGTCAGTATTGAACTGCCGTCAGCGTTCTCTAGCGCCACAGCCTGATGCGCCTTGCCATCTACGCGGTCGATCAGCTCTTTGATCGCCCACGCTTCGCCCTGCTCGGCTTTGCTTACCAATTCCTCGGCGATCTTGCGCAAACGCTCTGGCTCTTGCGTCAATACCAGCCGCAGCTTGTCGTAGAACATCCTCGACTTCGCCGCGTTCTGATTGCCTATTGGTGCGCCACTGTTTGCCATATTGTCACAATCCCCAAGTAATTGATTCAACAAAGGAATTATTTTTTCGGCTTATCTTTTTTTTGCTCGGCGGCACGTTTCACGGCGTAACTTATCGCCACGGCCTGCTTCACAGGCACGCCAGCCTTGACTTCCGCTTTGATGTTCTTTTGGAAAGCCTGTTTACTGCTCGACTTGGTCAGCGGCATCATTCGCTCCTTTGCTTAGTTCAGCTAGTACACGGTTGTACTCTTGGATTGCGCCGCTGATCTGCAACAGGATCGATTCATGTTGCTTCGCCAGTTCTTGCAGTTCAGCCAGGCGTTTAGCAATTTGGTCAGGTGTCATTTCTTTTTCGCTGTTTTGGCGCTTTCTTTAAACGCTTTAGCTGTGGGTGCGCCTTCTGACCCAGGCTTGCGCATACGTTCAGGGGTCTTGCCTGCTTCCTTTTGGCGCTCAATCCTCTCGCGTTTAGCGTGGATGTTTGCGTACAACCCAGGTTTAGTCGCCATCTGTACCCCCAATTTTGATTTTGCAATCCTCATCGGACTGCTTGTCGCATCGGGCGATCACCTGATCCAACATGGCAATCGCCCCCTTCGCTTGCTGGACGCGCTCTAAAGCGGCCTGCAACTCCAACATCGTTGCCTGCCGCAACTCTACTAAAAACTCACGCATTAGCTTGGTTCAGCAGCGTAGAACGGCAGCCAGTAATCAGTGCCAGCGATCCGGCAACGCAAACCACCCGCAGCAGTTCCCAATGTTGTGCCGGTTTTCCACATCTTTCCGGCACCCGCAGTCACGCCCACCAAGTTAATAAACCGACCGTTGGTGTCCATCGTGGTTACGCCCGTACCCTGCTGCGATGCGTAGATAAACGATGTCAGCGTACCCGTAGATGCACCCGACGGCACATTTAACTCCAGCTCCAGCGGCGCATACGTTCCTGCCGATGTTCCTGCCGATAGGGTCATTTCAGCCAGCACAGCCGATCCTAAACCCGTCGTGCGACCCGATGTCCCATAAACGACTTCGCCCTTGACGGCGTTCGACCAACCACCCAGCGCGGCATCAATGGTAGTTAGGAATTTAGCGCGACCACCAACCCCGCCAGCGCCGGTCATGGTGGTAGATACCAACAAAGGCTCGACGCTCGAGCTGCCGCTGGTCGATGCACTGCTGGTAGTAATGTTGACATCACCGCTAGTGATGTTGACTGTACCTGCCAGGCTTGCGTCGCCTGTTACAGATACCGATTGAAATTCAGGATCGGCGTAAGCCACGCCAATGGCGATGTTATTACTCATTTCAGGCTCCTTAACAGTTCCAGTTCTTTAATGATGCCTTTGCCCGTTCCGCTGGGCCTTTGGCGTGCTTTACTACCCCTTCCATTCTCGCGCAAAAGCTCGCCTTACGTCCAGCGTCAGCTTTCGTCTTTGGGTTTGGTGCTGGTGGTTTTAAATTTGCGTCATTCTTCCGGTTGTACTCTGCACGACCCTTCGCGGTCATTCCCGCGCCTTTCTCGGTCGGGTTGTAATTCTTGCCCTTGCCGGTCGTGGTCTTGGCGATTGGCTTGTCGTGTTTAGCCATTTTCAGCCTCGACGATCATGGCGATGTCGGCTTCCTGAATAATCTGATAATCCTGCCCGTCCACCTCATGAACCGGCCAATCCAAATAAGTGCCGTTTCCATATTTCACAAAGTCGCCAACCTGCGCGTCCCGCACCTGTGGGCCAATAGCCACCACAGTGCCTTCGTTAAACTTTTCGTTGTTCGGAACGTACAGAATATCCGACAGGCGGCGCACCACTGGGCGCACCACGACGCGATCACGCAACGGTTTAATGTCCATTTTTCGGCCTTCCTCTTTTTTTCGTTTGCGCCACAGGCTCATAGACCGGCTCATGGGCGATCAACTGATGCTCACCACACCAGTCCATTTCGTGCTTGTTTTGAGTTTCGGGAAAACGACGACACAGGCCCATCACCTGAGCCTGCGTAAAGAAACGGCAGGATTTGCAACGTACGTCGCTCATACTGCCGTTTTTCCGGCCTTCATTGCTGCGTTTAAGCCTGCTGCAATTTCTTCAGCAATAGAACGCACTTTTTTTTCGTGCATTCGTTTCATCCGGTGTTCAGCGGGGGTTGCCACGCGTTCCTTTGTAGATGGCTTCGCTGATTTTCCCGCTTCGGTATGCGTTTTCGAGTGCATCGGAAAGCCCCTTTCGGACTTCAGTATGGTTAAATTTGGGCAACTTGTCAAGACCGCTTACAACTACCGCCTTACCCGGCCCTCTGCTGTTATCAATGGCAACCAAGTGAAACCGCGAATCATCGCCATACTTTTGTTGCAATTTTTCCATTACCTCACGCGATCCGGCATGGGTTCTGAAATGCTCATCAATCGGCACCGTCCTGCCCGTGCCTGTCTCCGCTTCCATGCGGCTGGCGCGTTTTAATGCGCCGTTTTCCATCGCCTCTACAGGGTCGCGGTACGTGTACACAATCGCCACTTTCCTGCCAGCCTGTAACGCTTGACTGATTTTTTTATCAGCAGAATCGAACGAATTCATGTTCGTGTCGTAGACAATTTCAGCGTTGCGGATGTTCTGGGAAACTTTGTTAGCTTCTTGCAAACCCGTGGTTTTGCCAGCGCCAGTGCCGCCAGCGGTAAACAAAACCGTGTTATCTCGGCCTGAAGGAGTGGGTTGCGATAACTTGTCAGCATACATCTGCTTAACAAGCGCAGACGATGGTTCGTGTACATCCGCTGATCGCGTCCGGTCAGCCCGGTATTCGGGCGACATCTCACGCGCATCGTCGGTGTTTAGGATGCGACCGTTTTCGGTCGAAGGGAGTGCGGCATATTCACTGGTTAACCCCTGATAGTCAGTGGCTAACCGATCAAAATATGCTTTTTCAATCGGGTTTGTCGATTGAGTGGCAGAAGGCAGACTCGGCTGCGGCGCTAATTGCGCAACCCTCGACATCATGTCAGGTTGCGCTTGACCCGCCGCTGCCAAGTCCGACAGCGATGTCGCCATTTATTTTTGGTAAGACGAACGGTCGTGCGTATAGCAAACGCCCTTTGAACGGCCACCGTTGAATTCTTTGTTGCTGCCGGTGCCGTCAGCCATGCCCATCCCTACGCCGTTCACAATCTTGCCACGGCGCTCACCCGACGAATCCGAAGCGGACGCGCCAGCAGGCGGCTTAGTGCCGGAACCGTAGCCCTTCGGAGTCATTTCTGCGTTGTCTTTCATGATAGTCCTTTCAGTCAAGGAATTTGAGTTTGTACAGCGTCGAATCGATCAATTCTGAGATTTCGTCAATGATATTCTGAATTTCACTGTCTTGGGGTAAATGTTCCCGTGCTTCGTCAACAAATTTCTGCATTTGTTTGAGATAAGCGATTGGGTCTTTGCCTGCGTGGAAATCATCGGGATATTTTTTGATCTTGCTATACCGCCCCTGATAAGCCTCGGCAAAGTTATCGGTCAGCTCGATGATCTCCTCGTAATAACGCCCCAGCGCCTTGTGCGCCGAGTAGGAATCCGTGGATAAGTGCATAAAATGCGCCACCGTGCTGCTGTGAAATAGCGTAGCTATAAATTCTGCGGCTTCTTCGTCCATGTCAGCCCTAAAAAAAGACCGGAGTTAGCGACCTCCGGTCAAAGCAGCGTCCCAACTAGAGGAGCGAAAAGAGACGCTGCCATTCTGTGTCATTAGGCACGGGTACGTCAACTGGCCATAATCCCGCGTCCACCAAGTTCTCAACCGTCTTACGATGCGCCAGCCACCAAGCTTGCTGCCGTTCTTTGCGCGACCATTTGTTGCCCTGATCGATGTCAAAGTGGCACGACGCACACAGCGCCGCGATTAAATTGTCATCCGACTTAATTGACCGGCCCTTGCCGCCGCCCCAGTTAGTGTGCGCTGCTTGCACAAAATCATACGACCCGCAGAGCTGACATTCTAGCGTAGCCACCAACCGCAATAGCTTCTGGCTGCGCACATATTTGCGTTTAGGAATACTGATAACGGTCATTTTTATCGTGGTTTTTGTAAATGCTTTCCGATCTGCGGTCTAAGCAAGCGGCGCATATCCAGCGTTTTGTGTTCCTAAAAGTCCTCATTTCGCCTGTCGCTTCCTCGCGGTGCGCTTGGCAGCTTGTGCAAAACCGGCGCTTCGGTTCAGCTTCCATTTTTCTTATGCTCACGGTCAAAATAGCCGTTTTCAGCCTCCAGCACCCGAAGATCATTAGCTGCATCCGATACGCCGTGCCAATCACATCGACTGACCATCAATTCCAAATACCTGATCAGCGTTTGGCGATGCATTCTAAATAATTCCTGATCTGCAAATTCTTCATTAGTCATGGCGCACCCCTTTCGCGGATAGCGAACGCGCAATATATTTGCCCTGCACCAGGCCCTGCTGATTCACACACCTTTGCACACGCCTCGCGTTCTGCTGCTGCGACTAGCTCTGCAAACTTTAGCTGGGCTTTTACAAAATCTGAATCACGCGAATTGCTAAAGCCCCAACCCGCTTCTTGCGCCATGCGGATAATGTCATCTGTAGTCATAAATTCCTCTGCCGAATCATGTCGGCTAGCTCTACTGGCTGTGCTGCGCGGCTAGCTTCCTCGCATAGCTTGGCGCACTCTGCGCGTTCTTGTTTTATCGCCCAGCGCACCGCATCGCGGGTATCGCTGTGCAGCATGATGGCCGACTTTAGGATTTCGTCGGTATTCATACGCGAAGCATTAAACCTAAGACTTTCGATAAAAATGATTCGCGGCGTTGCTGGATGCCCAACAAAACAGCCTGCATAAACTGTTCTTCTTTGCTGAAAAAGCTGGGCCGGTAGCACGGTGTGTAATGCGACCCGATCTTGATAGGTTCCTCTTTGATAAATTTCCCATCTCGTAACATCGTCACCTCCATTCAATGCCTTTTTGCGCTGCCCACGCATCCAGCCATTCAATAAACTCGCCAGCATCCTCTACGGAAAACTTGGCGCTCTGAAGCCCTAATTGAACTACTCGATGCCCGTCTAAGCTCGGCACCACCGACCCGATCCGGCGGTTAGTGTCCGCAGCCCACTGGTCAATTAATAATCGCTTCCAATCCTCTGGCGTCCAGCTCGACCCCGCTTCGCCCATTTGCTTGGCAATGTCGCCAATCATGGCGTGAAACTTGGCGTTCTGGTCAAGCGTCCGCGTCAGCGGTCTGATCTCAAGCGTAAATTCTTTTCCTGCTTCTAACGCTGGCTTTAACTTCGCCCACAAACTGCCCATTAAAACCTTGGCCTGCGTGGTTGAACGTAGCTCAACAATCATTTCAGCCCTATCAATTTCAACGCATCATTAACAGATTCTACGACCGCCAACGGTCCACCGTTCCAGTTGTAGTGCCAGATTACCTGCGCTGGGTTTAGCTTTTTTTCGCTTGGCGACGCTTCACCGTTTTTGATCTCGACCAGAAATGTTTGTTTCCTGAATCCGACCAGTAAATCCGGCACACCGCTACCGACCGTAGCCAAACTCTGAACCGTTGCACCAGCAGCCCTAAGTG